AGGTTCTGCAATATGATGAAGGGCTTAGGCCATACAGTCTATCTCTACGCAGGCGAAAAGAATGAAGCCGAAGTAGATGAACTTATTCCTTGTATCACTGAAACGCAACGACGTATTGTTGTAGGTAACAAGCCTTATGTAGAAGCTCCGTTTGATTACCGTTTACCTCACTGGCAGAAGTTTAATAAGAAAGCTGCTAACGAGATACGCAAGCGAGCAGAGAAGACAGATTTTATCTGTGTCATTGGCGGAGCAAGTCATAAGCCAATCTCAGATGCACTGCCACATATGATGACAGTGGAGTTCGGTGTTGGATACTCAGGTATCTTTTCTAAGTATCGAGTATTTGAATCATATGCCTGGATGCACGCAGTCTACGCTCAACATCAGAACGCAGCGCAAGTAGATGGTTCATTCTTTGATGCGGTCATTCCAGGTTACTTAGATCCTGATATGTTCCCGCTAGGTAAAGGCGATGGAGATTATTACCTTTACATAGGCAGAATGGTTCCACGTAAAGGCATAGATATCGCAGCGCATATCTGCAAACTTATCGGTGCTCGTTTAATCTTTGCAGGACCTGGCCCACATATCCCGAACTATGGTGAGTATATCGGACCTGTTGGACCTGAGAAGCGAGCAGAGTTGATGGGTGGAGCAATAGCTACATTTGTACCGACTCTATACCTAGAACCCTTTGGCAATGTGAACATTGAATCACAAGCCTGCGGAACTCCAGTAATTACTACAGACTGGGGTGCATTTACTGAAACTGTTATAGAAGGTGTGACAGGCTTTAGATGTCGCAACGTTGAAGAATTCGTCTTGGCAACTCAGAATGTCAAGAACTTAGATCGCAAGGCAATACGAGAGAGAGCAGTATCGCTCTACTCCGTAGATGTTATTGCGAAGCAATATGAGAAATACTTCCGCAGATTAGAAACTCTGTGGGGAGATGGCTGGTATACGGAAGGAAACAATGCCAACACTGTCGGAGATGATAGACGAGGTACGGACTAACCTACAGGGTTATTCTCTTCGTCAAGATCGCATCACTTATGTAAATAACTCGGCTGGTCTGACGACTTCTAGTTTGTCAATTCAGGTTGGTTCAGGAGATAACCTTGCCAAAGGTTTGATTGAAATTGATGATGAGTTGATTTGGATTGATTCCTTCAACAAGACAAACAATACTCTCAACGTTATGGGTGCTCCGACTAACCCGATTGGTCGTGGCTTCCAAGGAACCACAGCATCACCACACGCACAGTATGCTCAAGTAACACTAGCTCCAACCTTCCCACGTATCAGCATAAAGAAGGCTATCAACGATACTATCAACAGTTACTTCCCTAAACTCTGGGCAGTAAGTTCAACTACCTTTACATTCAACGCATCACAGACTACCTATGCTTTACCTGATGATTTGGAATCAATTTTGTATATGTCTTGGCAGACTACAGGTTCTTCTCAGGAATGGTTACCTATTAACCGTTGGAGAGCAGACCCAATGGCAAATGCTGCGACCTTTAATACTAACAATACGGTGAACATCTATGAAAACATACAACCTGGTCGTACCGTTCAGGTCTGGTATACAACAGAAGGTAATACCCTTGATGCTAGTACCGATGACTATGCAGATGTCACTGGTCTTCCAAGTAGCACAGTAGATGTGACCATACTTGGTGCCTGCTACAAACTTCTATCATTCCTTGACACTGGTCGTATCAATCTTACCAGTGCTGAGGCTGACCTTAATGACACCAAGAACCCATACAACTCTGGCGCTTCTGCATCTCGTTATGTCTTTGCTCTGTATCAACAACGACTACAAGAGGAATCGTTGAAGTTGGCAGACAAATATCCAATTCGTATCCACTACACAAAATAAGGAAGGCTAATGACCAGACAATACTCGTCGATTAGCGTTGAGACGACACTAGCCTCAACAATATCGTCTAGCGCCACAACAATGACAGTGGCAGCAGGAACTGGCTCTGCCTTGCTTGGCGGAGTAACACTTGCCGCAGGCAACGTTGACCAGTTCACTGTTGCTATTGACCCAGATACCACAAACGAAGAAATCATATTTGTTACTGCAAGTTCTACCGATACTTTTACAATCGTAAGAGCGCGTTCTGGAACATCTGGAGTGCAACACTCAGCAGGTGCAACAGTCAAACACGTACTTACTAGCGATGATCTTAATGCTTTCAAAGCATCCATCTCGCCTGTAACTAACTTAGGTTTTGCTGGCTCTACCTCTGGTAGCACCACAGTACAGGCTACTGCAGTAGCAGGAACAACCACGCTTACACTTCCTGCAGCAACAGATACCTTGGTAGGTAAAGCAACAACAGATACGCTGACTAACAAGACATTAACTAGCCCAACATTGAATACACCAACAATCAATGATGCTAGACAGAATCTAACTCTTAATGCCCAGACTGGTACTACATACACCTTGGTGCTAACCGACAATGGTCGCTTAGTTACCTTGAGTAATGCTGCTGCCATAACACTTACTGTGCCACTTAACTCATCTGTCGCATTCGCCACTGGCGCAGTTGTTAACATTCAACAGATTGGTGCAGGTCAGGTAACGGTGGCTGGAGCAAGCGGAGTTACCTTGAATGGAACTGGGACAGCACTTCGTGCTCAATGGTCTGCAGCAAGCCTTGTCAAAACAGCAACAGATACTTGGACCTTGATTGGAGATCTAGCCTAATGCCTACATATAAAGTTCTAGCGCAGTCAGCGCCAAGTGCTGCTACTGCAACAACGCTATACACAGCAAGTAATGCTGTCATTGTTTCTACTTTACAGATAGCCAACACTGGTGGAGCAGCCGATACGATTCGTATTGCAGTACGTCCAGCAGGAGCAACCTTGGCTAATCAGCACTACATCGCATATGGCATACAGGTCCCAAGTGGTTCATTCCTGTCACTACAAGGTGGACTAACTCTTGCCAATACAGATGTTATTACAGTCTATTCAACAACTGGCACATCATCATTTAGCGCATTTGGAAGCGAGGCAAACTAATGAGCGTAGCCCTTATTGGTGGAACTACATCAGCGAGCGCAGCGTTATCATTCAACGCTCAGACTGGTACCACATATACATTCGTTTTGGCAGATGCTGACAACAAGTTGGTCACAGCAAGCAACGCTTCTGCTCAGACTTACTCAATCCCAACCAATGCCTCAGTAGCATTTCCTATTGGAACTCAGTTGAACATCATTCAAATCGGTGCAGGACAAGTAACAGTTAACGCGGTTACCTCTGGTACTACAACAATAGTATCTACTGGGGCAACTGCTGCTACACCTAAATGTAGAGCACAGTATTCTGCTATAACTTTAATCAAACGCGATACTGATTCTTGGTACGCAGTAGGAGACATTGCATAATGACACCTATTCTAGGAATTATTGCCAGTTCTATCTCAGGTAATTTAGATGCTGGCGACTTTGAGTCTATTGCTAGCCTATCAGGAACAGGTTCTAGCGGCACTATTACATTTACATCAATACCTAGCACATACACACATCTTCAAATTCGGGCAAGTTATCAATGTTCTACCACCGATAATCCTTATATGCGCGTAGGCGGCAGTTCTATTGATACAGGCGGTAACTATTCTTGGCATCACCTTTATGGCGATGGAAGTAGTGCGTTAAATAACGGCAATAGCGGCCAAACTTTTACCTATTTTGGTTATTCACAAAATTCTACAAATCCTAACGCAGGCATAATTGATATTTTAGATTATGCAAGCGTAAATAAAAATAAAACTTTCAGAATACTAGCAGGTCAAGATAATAACGGTGGCGGTGAAGTAGCCCTATGGTCTGGGTCTTGGCAAAACTCGTCAACGGCTATCGCTTCTATTTCTTTGATTACGAGTGGCAACTTTTCTACGGCTTCCCGCTTCGCCCTCTACGGAATACGGAGCGCATAATGCCTATAACTTATGAGCCAATAGCAACTACAACGCTAGGAAGCGCTACTGCTTCTGTAACATTTTCTAGTATTAGTGGAAATTATACCGATTTGGTTCTTGTATTTAGCGGAACAGTATCGGCAGGGGCTGGCGGAAGAATTCAGTTTAATGGTGACACTACAAGCAACTATAGCAACACTATTTTATCGGGAAATGGTACATCTGCAACATCTTCACGCGAGTCTTCAATAACTAGTGGGCGTTTTACCTATGAAGGTTCAATAGGAAACACTGATGCAACCCGTAACGTAAGCATCATTCAAATTATGAATTACACAAATGCTACGACGTTTAAGACTTGGCTTTCAAGGGCTAATCGCCCTTCGGCTGGACTAGATGCAATCGTTGGGTTATGGCGTAAAAGCCCAGAAACAATCACTTCAATTACTTTATCGGTAATCAGCGACACTTTTGCAACAGGCTCAACCTTCACCCTCTACGGCATAAAGGCGGCATAATGGCTAACACATATACGGCAATAGCGACTGTAACTGTGGGTAGTGGTGGGGCTGCTAATATAGAATTTACTAGCATTCCTGGAACTTATACGGACTTGGCAATCAAGGTATCTGTGCGTGGAGATAATAGTGTAACGACTCAACAAATGTATCTTACTTTCAATGGGGCTACAACAAGTTTTTCTGCTCGGCAAGTTTATGGTGATGGCGCTAGTGCTACTAGCGATACATTGTCAAATTCAGGAGCCGCTATTTCAATTGTAAATACTAATACGAGTCCTTCAACTGCTAACACTTTTTCTTCTACTGATATTTATATTCCAAATTATGCAGGTTCTACAAATAAATCAGTTAGTGCAGATAGTGTTACAGAAAATAACGGAGCAACTGCTTTGGCTGGTTTGACTGCTGGTTTATGGTCAAACTCCGCAGCAATTACAACAATAAAACTAACGCCTCAATCAGGTAACTTTGTACAATACTCCACCGCTACCCTATACGGAATCAAGAACTCATAAGAAAGGAAAACAATGCCAACCAAACTAATCGTAGATTGCTCAACTGGAGTAACTACTGAGGTAGAACTTACTGCCGAGGAAGTTGCTCAGCGCGAGGCAGATGCAGTTGCCTTTGAAGAAATCAAAGCAGCAGAGGAAGCAGCAGCACAGGCTAAGGCAGATGCTAAGGCATCAGCAGAAGCCAAACTTGCAGCGCTCGGTCTAACCGCAGAAGAAATCGCAGCCCTTTCTAAGTAAGGAGTAAGCCTTGGCACCTTATGGTGACGACATCACGGAGGGCATTCCCTACGTACTTTCCAATCCTGCTGGCTCGACTAACTATCAAGCCACAGGAGTTTCTTACGATATAGCCATCAATGGGCTGCCATTCTTTTTGGCTGCCAGTGATGATTCACCTTATCGCCGTGTAACGGCGCAGTATCGTAAGCAACAGTATGACCAGACCAGAGAAGCAGGCGAGCAATCGCTGACTGGTTGGTGGTTTAGATCTCAGTCATCATTTCATCTAGGTCAAGGAATTAAATACTTTGAGCCTGCTCAAGATGAGTCACTGCGATTCCAATACACAGAATCCAAAGGCTTGGATGTCTGGACCAAAGGTCAGGCTACCCTGCTAAATACTACAGTCAGGGCTTTAACTAGCGCCAATACCCCGATAATTATTGGAGCTAATGATGGTACTAATGACTGTTTAGTTGTAGCAGATGGCTCTGCTTTGAAGAAAGTTACGATGAGTAATGATACTCCTACTGACTCTACCTATACCCAAGCAGGAACTCCATCTACTATTCTTGATTTAACCACAGATGGAATCAGATACTGGTTTATCAATGGAACTCACGTTCATAGAGGAAATATCGGTGGTAGTACAAGCGATGTTGAAACCTATAACGCCTCATCTACAACCAGTGCCAGAATTAAATACATAAAGCAACGCCTAATTGCTACTATCAATAATAAACTTTATGAATTAAATGCTACTCATACTGGCGGAGGCGCTCTACCATCAGACCACTATACCCATCCACAGAGTGACTGGATTTGGACTACTATCTCAGAGGGTCCTAATGCTATCTATGTAGGTGGCTATAGCCGTAAGAACTCATCTATCTATAAGATTACTTTAGATTTGGCTAATGCTAATGCTCTTGGCTTCCCAGAACTTAGCGTTCCTTCGGTAGTTATAGACCTACCTGAAGGTGAAATCATCAATACCTTTGATACCTACCTTGGTACCTACGCGGTACTATGCACTAACAAAGGTGTTCGAGTGGGTGCTATAGGTAATAATGGAGATGTCTCCTATGGACCGCTACTATTTGAAACAGAGTGTACTGATGTGTCCTTTAGAGACAAGTTTGCTTATGTATCTACCAAGCAGGGAAGCGAATCAGGTTTAGTTCGTATTGATTTATCACAGCCAGTAATTCCTAATAGCCTTGTCTTTGCCTATGCTTGGGATGTATGCGCCTCTGGCGAGACTACTACCAGTAACTCAGTAGCCTTTCTTGGTGGCACAGATCGTGTAGCTTTCTGTGTTCCAGGCGATGGTGTATGGGTTGAATCATACGGAGTTAAGGTTGCATCTGGTTATCTAAAGACTGGCTTTATCCGCTATAACACTCTTGAAGGTAAGCTATTCAAACTACTTACCCCGCGTATTGATACCACTAATGGTAGCTTGAGTATCTCATCTATCGGCTATGACTATACCGAATATGCAATCGGTTCTTTTGCTGAAGAGTCTACTGTTTCTGAAATCGGTATTCCTTATCCGCAAGGACCTCAAGAATACTTAGCCTTCAAGTTTACACTTAGCCGTGATGTCAATGACAGCACTCTTGGACCACTATTTACTGGTTACCAGTTGAAGTCTCTGCCCTCAGTACCTCGTCAAAGATTGATTCAATATCCATTATTCTGTTATGACCACGAGAGCGATAAGTTCGGAGTGGAAGTAGGCTATGAAGGTTCTGCTTGGGACCGTATGCAACAACTCGAAGCAGTAGAAAACGTAGGCGATACCATCCGAGTAGAGGACTTCCGCACAGGAGAATCCTTTATTGGCCTGATAGAAGAGATGGATTTTATCAACCGTACACCGCAAGACAAAAGGTTCACAGGCTTTGGCGGAACCTTACTTGTCACTATTAGATCCGTATAGGAGCCTGCAATGACCCCTTCTGAATGGGCAATTCTTATTGCCACAGTTCTTGGAATAGCATCAACTTTATTTATGGGACTGCGTTGGATAGTCCATTCATTTCTTTATGAACTTAGACCTAATGGTGGCTCCAGCATCAAAGACACAGTGGCTCGACTAGAGACACGCGTTGACGAAATCTACAAGATTCTGGCAGAAAGAGGATGACAAGTGAAACCTGTTGCAAAGAGTGCAACACCTGCAGCAAGTGCCGTTCTCAGACAGGCAACTGCGCTTGCTCCAAAGCGCAAGAGGGTATCGGATGGACTCCTGCCAAGCAAGGCTCACATCAAGGCAAATCCTAACTCTGACCATAACACAGGTCACGCAGTAGATTTGACCCACGATCCACATAACGGAATTGATTGCAGCAAAATCTATGAGAAACTCAAGGAAGATAAGCGAGTCTCATACCTGATATTTAGTGGGCGCATCTGGTCTAAGGAACACGGTGACCGAGCTTACGAAGGACCAAATAAACACGTAAGTCATCTACACATTTCAATCAGGCAAGAGCACGATAAGGACACCAGTCCTTGGTTTCCCTGGTTGGAAAAGGCTAAGAGGACTCCGAAGGATGCCCTTATTGTGGCAAAGTCGAAGACCTCTAAGCCTAAGAAGAAGACAGCCAAGGCTGCTACTAAGAATCAATCTCTTAGGAAGAAGTCCTTGTTTGTGTCCTTATTCAAGAGAGGAAAGTAATGAAGAAACTAGCAAAGAAAATCAAGAGCAAAGAGTTTAAGGCTGCTTTCAAGTCTTATCTCCGTGCTGTCCTTGCATCAGCAGCGACTATGGGAATTGCCTTGGCAACAGACCTAGCTCCTGAGTATGCAATCCTTATCGGTGGTCTTACTGCCCCTATAGTCAAGTGGGCTGATAAGACTGAAGCAGACTTCGGAAGAAAGTACGACGCTGTAAAGTAGATAGTTTGTAGTAAGCGCGAGGCAAAAGGCCCTCATCCCTAACGGGGTGGGGGCTTCTTTTTTTATGCCTAAAAACTATTCTCGCTGTTATCAACAGGACAAGGGATACGAACTAGGTTACCGCAGTTAACACAGGTAGCATCAAGAAAGTACCAGGATATCTCATAGTCTTGGAACTGAGCCATAATGTTAAACATAGTACAGCCACAGCT